AATACTGTATAAGAACTATTGGCGACATTGACTGTAGTGATTCTTGGTGTAAGATTGGCTGCAACGGCCGCATAGGTCGCATAAGTTGCCGTTACATTTGCACCTAAATCTGTTGTGTTAATTGATGCGGCTTCATAAGAACCTGGTTGAATTTGTGTTAACGGCATTTTTATTTTTCCTTAGGCTCGTAGTAATCTTTATATTTAATGATGATTGTTTTCTGTTGTGCAATATAGTTTCTTAATTCTGCCATCGTCAATGCTAACTGTTCATAACCTTCATCGGTCAATCCAAACAGAACTATATCAACACCTTTTTCTTCTAATCGTTTAAAAACTTCTTGAGCATTATCTTTTGTAATAATAACCCATTGTAATTCTCTTGCCTGAATTGGTGCTGGGTCGGACAAGTTTAACCTTGTTCTCTCTACAGCTTTTGTTTTTATCTCAATTGGCTCTACAGACTTCCAACCAAGTATAGAACAACCACTAATGAGAGGGAGCAGTATAGTTGCGATCAATAAGGGACGGACATTCACGGTTTGCCTCTACAGGGGTTTTAGCTGCTTTTTCTTTTTCGTTAAGTGGTGCACCTGATGCCAATTCAATACAACGCAAGGCATTTACTGTACCACGATTTACTAACTTTTCTACTAATTCTGGATTCTCTATTGCTCTTTCACCAATATCTCTTTTAGAAAATTTCTTTGAAAGAGAATCTACATCTTTTTTATTCTTTTCGTTTTGTTGTGCCAGTTCTTTATTTGTTTCTTGTATTTGTGTAATATCTTTTTGTTGTTGTTCTAATAATTCTTGTTGTTTTTGTATACCATCTTGTAACTTCTGATTGTTCATTTCAGATACCGCTAAGTCTGCCTTTAGATTTGTAACATACCAACCACCTGCGGCCAAACCAGCAATGATAATCAAAACAATGACAAGTTTAATTATTTGGAACATTCTTTCTTCTCATGTAAGCAATAAACGAAGCAGTCTTTCTTTTTTTAACACCTGGCTCACCTTGAGGTCCAACACCAAGCCCAGCAATATTACCACCACTTACATTGTTGACAGGCATATCTTCTTTCAATCTCTTTTTTCTGCCTTGACAATGAGCTCTCTGTGAAAATCCTTTTGGATTATTACAGTCGATACTTCTTTTATATTTGTCTGACCAGGTCATTTTATGTCTCTTAGTACATCTGCAATTGTCATATCAACAGCAATATCAGATGATTGTATATTTTGTCCTTTAATGCCTCTTACCGTAATTGGCATATAACTTAAAAACAACAAATAAGTTTTTAATGCAGACCAATCACTTTTACTAATCTTAAAAAATAACATGCGTGTGGTTGGTTCAACACCAAAAACATTATATAAAACTATCAGGTGATTAAGAATCAAACGTTCTCTTAATTCACCGTATTTTGTATAACGCCGAAAAAGTCTTTTGATATAATTAAATCGTTTCATATCTTCAGTAAATTCACTCATTACACAATTAGGACTATCATACGATTTAATTGCATACATCATAATATTATCATTCGTCAAGTTATCAAAAGACATTATTCTTCGTTATCTTCCTCCGATACTAGATTATCAATTGTTTCTTCATCACCTACCTGTGCATAGAAATCATAATAACCGTCATCGGTAATAGCATATAAAACATAAAGGTAAATCATTACATCAGGGTTGTCATACTGATTTAAATCAAAAGTAATTTCATCACCTTCAGGATCTAAATCATATAGAGCAGGCATATCAAGACCAAAACGATGTAATGTTTTGCGAATCTTTTGTATACCAGCCTGTGCGTTTGGTACAGGAAACTCATTTAGTTCCCTGTATAACAAACTGTTTATTTCACTCTGAATATGAGGGTTTAAAACAGAAGAAGATGCACGTTGAGAAGGCTCGTGCGCTTCTTCTGCTTGACCTGGATCTATATTCAGAAATTCTTTAAAGTGAATCATTAGGTGTTAGCGTAAACGATATTATCATTAGCTGTTGTTTGAATGTCTCCACTCATACCGCCAGCAACAATGACTTCCGTTTGCACACGACCTTCACGACCACCTGTTCCTGCTGTGCGTAAAACCCAACCAGTATGAGCTGGTTTGTTTGCTTTGTTTGCAGCAAGAGCAATCTCTGTAGTATCTACACCAAAAACACCGATAGCGGCGCCTGGTACATACGCACCAGTAGTAGTATTTGCATAGAGTGTATAACCATTAGCAGACACACCGAGTCCGCCAGCAACGGCAAATTTTGGTGCGCCAGTATTGGCATCAGTTGCAGAAAATAAAGGCATTTCTTTCTCCTAAAAATTTATTTGGTATTTATGTTACTGCGTTATCGACCTTTTGAACCTGTGAAGTAAGTGTTGGATTTGCTTGAAACTTATCATCGGGTTCAGTTTTCTTCTTCATAATGTCTTTTACAATAGCAGCCTTACGAGTTTCTTCTTTCATAGGTGCCTTTTTCATCTTTTCGACTTGTTTTTTCATGGCCATACGAGCAAGATGGCGAGCAGTCGAATATCCTTTACCATGTTTGCCGGGTACTACTTTTTCTTTTGATTTTGTACCACCTTCGAATGGAGGATTTTCTACAGATTCACTTACAGATTTCCAACCACCACCTTTTCCTTTATACCATTTTGATGCCCAACCATTTGCATATGCTGATGGATACACATCAAACTTTGATCGTGCTAACGCTTTTGCTCTCGACCATAAAGATGGGTTCGTAGGAACATTCTTTTCATCTAACTGTTCTACTTCTTCACGCTTCATGGCTGCAGCAAGGCCTTTTTGACGGCGTTGCATGATATTTTTAGCAATATCACGATACTCACCTTTTTCGGCATGTGGTTTTAATTGTTGAATACTTTTTTGTGCTTGAGTTTTATAAGAAGAAACTGTAGATGGTGATAATTCATCTAACTGTTCCACTTCTTCTTTCATACCTTTACGGCGAGATTCGCCTTCCATAAATGCATGGAGACTTTCAAACTCACTAAAAGATTTGGCAACTTTAACTTGATACCATTCTTCAACTTCACCGCCCATATCAATATATTCAAGAATTTCTTCGCAAGCATATTTGATGAAATGCAATTGTGATTTTACCATTTCAACTTTTTCCATGGTATCACTTTGTTCCTGCATCGCCATTTTTTTGACATGTTTTACTTGTTGATCGTATTCTTTTTCGCCAACGGTATAATGTTCCTCATTGTCTGTTGATGTATGAGGTTTATCTTTTGATTTACCTTTAGCGTAACGAATACTGCTGAAAACTTCAGACGGTTTTTTCATTTCAGGCACCTTTCTTGGCCATTTTGGTGGCGGTGGCATACATTACTGATTTAGCGTCCTCACCATAACGCTGTTTAAAGCCAGACATTTTCTTTTTCATCGACTTAACAATTTCTTCTTTCTTTGCAGTTTCTGGCTCTGTAAGTGTACGCTCTTCAATGGTTTCGATGGCAACACCATTTGTTGCATTTAAATCGGTGACTTCAACTTCTACAGTTTCTTCTTTTACTTCTTCATTTAAAACTTCTTCTTCTTTTTTAAGTGATTCAAAAAGATTCTTTAATCCGCCTTCTTGATACTGTGAAAGTAATCCTGTAAAAGATTCATTTACACGGGTAGAACGAATATAATTTTGACGAGCACCATATTTTTTCTTAGCAGGTTTAGGACTCAAATGTCTTTTTGCTAATCTTTCTTCTTTATCCCAATCTGTGACGCCTGCTTCAAGATCTTTCTCGGGTGTTCTTTCGTGTTTCATACCTGTTGCAGTTTTTGTTGCTGTTCCCATAGTTGTTTTCTTTTTGGTGCCTACAGGATCATCTTTTTCAAATACTTCATCAATCTGCTCTACTTCTTCTTTCTTCACTTCTTTTTTAGCACGAAGCAGTTTGAAGTCGTGAGCATCAATCTTGTTATTTTTATTGGCATCAATCTTATGTTGTTGACCTTTTAATTCTTCTTCCAACATCTTTGGTTCCTGCTTTGCAGATTCACCAGCCAAAATCTTGGCAACTACATCTGCGACATTTCTTGTTTTTTGGTTGTCAAATTGCATGGTTTTTCTCCTGAGTTTTAATAAATTTCTCGCCATTGTAATGCAGCTGCTACGGTTGCAGATTGATTACCGGCTGTTGTAATTGTTCTGACCACTACTACATATACTTCTGAATTTGTTGAATCAAAATTTTGTGTAATAATATTTTTCTTTGCGGTAGAAATTCCTCCGGTGCTTACTGGTGACAAGGAATTTTGTGATGACCCTGACGGAACAAATCCAGACAATAACATATCTCCGTTAGCTGAATCATATGTATTAGCATTAACGCAATATTCACAACCACTATCCGAATCTGCTGAAGTCCACACTAACGCACCTGTGCTATTTGCCAAATGTCCTTGATTTGGTAATTTTATAATCTTAAAAATAATACTATTTGTTTCCGCATATAGTGAAAGAGTTTCCAATTTTACACTTAATCTATTAGGGTAAGTTTGAAATGTATTTTTTAATCTCAATGCAATAAGTGGCAATTCTGTCGCAGATGGTGTAGCTGTTGTTCTTGCATCACCAACAACCGACCAATCAAGTCCAGATTCATTGTAACCACCCTCTGCAATAACAGTAGCACATATTTGATCCATAGAACCGCCAGAAGTTGTTCCTGTATTTCTTATTTCACAACGAACTGGTAAATTTGGATTTGAAATATAAACTTCATCCAATACATTTGAGTGATAGTATTCATGTGCTATAATAAACGCACCATCGTGAACAAAACCAACACGAACACGACCAACACCTAACCATTGAAAGTCAATATAAATTAATTGTGTTTTTGAAGTATCGATATTGAAACCTGATGCTCCTGTGCCATCACAGCGGTCAACATTCCATTGTGATTGTGGCACTCTACGCTTATAAGAACCAATATCTGTTTCTAATGGAGTACCAGTAACAAAAGAACGAATTACAAAATTTAATGTTCCGTTATCTGTGCCGGTTGATGTGTTTGAACCAACTTGCTCAAAATAAATTCCATCACGGTCATCAAAGTATCCAGTTCTCTTTGTCACATTTTGTTGTGCGTACCCAAACACAACAGAAGAAAGAATAACTTGTGATTTGCCTGGTTGATAACTATGATAAAATTTACTTTGGTGTACCGATACAGATGATGTGCTATTGTTTGTTGATAGTGTAGCAGAAGCAGTATTTCCTGTAAACACAACTGAACCGCCATTTGCAGTAAAATCTATAAAGTTTGGGTCAATTGCGTAAAGATGTTTGTAGTCACCAAGTGTAAATGGTTCTGCAACACGCAAACGGCCAAAAGCATCACCAGCAGTGCCAGAAAATGCAGCATCAACTGGCAATCTATTTCCGGTCGACACAATATCACCATTGGCACCATTGGCCAAATACATGACCTCATAGATGTGCCTATTGGTGTTTAAAAACTGATTTGTTTGTGTCGTAAATTGTGTCATAATATATTAACAGTTCCACTTTCTTAGTGCTTTATTGATGCGTGAATCGGGATCATTTGCGGTTTTAGCAGATGTTAAACGCTTCTTCATTCCACCCATTCTTGCACAGAATGATTTACGGCGATTAGCGGCTTTTGAACCAGGTTTCAATTTGCTTGGTTTTGTTGTGACTGCCATTGAAAGTTTTGAACCTGGATTTTCACGGCGATATGATTCAATACCTTTACGATTCAAACCACCTTCAGGATTTTTACCTTCTTTGCGTTGCCATGCGGCCACTTCATCGATTTGTTCTTCTTCTTTTACGCAAGAACCTTTTGAGTATGCAGTTTTTCCTGGAGCAGGTTTGTATCCTGGCCAGCAACGTTCTGCAATAAAATCTTTTAGTCTTTTCATATTGGGTTCTTTGCTTTAAATGTTGAAAGGTTAATTCCTTTTTTCTTTAATTCATCTTCTTTCTGAGCACCAATCGATGCACCAGTTTCATCACCAGTCATTTCATTTGTAACCGTAACTTTACCATCTTTTTTACGGTTCTTTTCACCCATATCTCGACCAATTGATTCGCCGGCAGCTGCCATAGAAATACCTGGTTCGATGCCTTTGTCAATTGATTCTTTTACTTCTTTTTTCCTTTTCCAGATTTCGGCGAGGGTGATTTTTTTGATTTGGCCGGAGGATTCTTCATCGCTGCTGGTTTCTTCTCCGGCGTAGGCGTGCTTTTTTGCGAAACCGTAGGCTGTGGTGCCGCCGATGATTCTTCTTTTCTCTGGCTTGGTGTTTTCGCTAATGAGTCCAGAACTTCTGGTTGTGGTGTTGAAAATAGATTCTTCAGAAAGTTTAACATCTTCATTCTCCTCGTTTAATTTAATTACATAACCATTTTTATATGGCATTACAATACCATTCTGTGTATGTGCTTCTCTTGCAGCAGCTGCTCGAAGCATAAATGTTCTTACTTTACCATTTTTATCCGTAAGATATTTTGGTTTCTTTTGTTCTTCAAAATTATTAAGATCAACTTCATCAATTGAAGTGCCTAACAATAATACATTTAATGAATCTCTATCGGATAATTCATATGATTCAGATAATTTACCTTTACCAAAATTAGAAACGTTTACAGGTTTTCCACCTTTACCAGATCGATCAGCAACAGGATCATGGCGGCGTTTAGCTGCAACTGCTGATGCTCTTTCTTTTTTACTTAATTTAGCACGCTTCTCATTTGACATACATTTTGGTTTTGGTTCACCTGGTTCTCTTGCACAAGGACCAATTGCTTCACCTTTACTGTTAATTCTTTTCCAACCACCTTCTGGATCTGTTTTACTAAACCACTTGCGTAAATCTTCTGCAATCAATTCTTCAAATTCTTCGTTGACAGGTTTTTTCATAGGTTCTTTCGGTACTTCAACTAATCTATCATGCACAGAACGGAATGTAACTTTACCATTCGTTCCATATCTACCAAAACCATAATATTGTAAACCTCTTTTCTTGGCATCTTCTGCAGCCTTAGATGATGAATGTGGTTCTTTTACTTCAACTTCTTTGTTTACTTTCATCAGATCTTTTCTCTGTAATTCAGAAGCAATCCAATTTTTAGATGTATCATTCTTCGCTGGTTTATTTGTAAACTTTTGAATGTTTTTATAAATTTGTGTTAATTCTTCTGTTTTTGCTTTTACAACTTCTGGTGGTGCAGTACGCAAATCTTGTGAATTGTCAAACTCATGATAGTTATCTTTAAACATTTCTGCATACTTTGGTCTTGCATTTTGTGATGCATCCCATTTTTGTTTTCTTATTTCTTCTGGTACTGTACGACCACCTCTTTGGCCACGTTCAATGTTTCTTTGCATCGACACATCATCAGCAGTATTCACCATTACCATTGATGACTCGTAACCTAATTCTTCTAACTTCTTTTTAATTGTTCCAATCTTTTCTGCATCATCACCTGTACCATTAATGATAAGACCATTACGACCCATTAATGCAAGGCGTTGACGCAACTCAGTCATATTCTTGGCTTTACCACGAACTAAATCACGGCGATGTTTCTCGGTTGCAGGCATTGTTTTATCAAGACCATGTTTGTCCATTAAAAACTCTAATGCCTTATCAGAATTAATTTCAACAAGACCATGTCCTTGTAATGTATTATCCAAAACATAATCTTTACCAGAACCAGGACCACCTGCCAAGAAAACTGCTTTGAAGATTGATTTGTCATGCACACCTTCATTAAGTAATTCTTCAAAATCGGTGTTCACATCTTCTTTCAATCCCATACCTTTACGAACATCTTTGAACATTTCAAATGCATGTTCATGTGACATTGTTGATGGCACACCTTTTTTAAAGTGAGCAAAATTATTTGTTTTTGCGTGTTCTCTCATCTTACTTGCTGACATACCTTCTACACCTTCAGAATCAGGATCTCTATCACCTGCTGAGTGTACTTCTATCTTTTTAAAATTAAAACGACCATGTGGTCCTTTTACACCATTATATTTGTGTAGAAGATTATGAAATTCTTCTACACGATCTTGGCCACCAACCATATGAAAATGAGTCACACCTGCTTTGTGTAACTTGGCGGCCTGTGCTAAAAAATTTGGTGCCTCTTTGTCTGATGCCATAACATGGACACCAGGAAATGCACGTTTAGCATGTTTTAATTTTTGTGCTGCGGAGAGTGGATTTTTCTCAGAATCTTGAGAGTGCGAAACTACGATATGTGCAGTACCGCCAACCTTTTGTGCGATACTTTTGACTTTATTGACTAGTTTTTCGTGTCCGAGAGTTGGTGGATTAAGGCGACCAAATGCCATAACAGCGTGTTTTTCTCTCTGCTCAAATAAAAAATCTTTAAATTTCATATGTAAATGCCTTTAAAACCGCCGCAAGATTTATATTTTTCGCCTCTTAACATTGTTTTAAAATTACCATAATTTAAATTATTTTCTTTACAAAAATCTCTTATATTTTTAATAATTTTTTCCTCGCCTGTTGGAAAAATAATTTTAGCTTGGCGAGCAAATAATTTGTCCTGTCTTTCTTTCATATAACTTCTATCAAATTTATTGCCACCAAAAGCATCTTTTCTTCTTTTTTCATAATCTTTAAGTGAAATATTATCCCAAAACTTTTTAGATGCTAAACCTGATTTTATTGAATGTTCTTTTCTTTTTTCTTCTGATAAGTTAGTAATTATATCTCCACCAGTCGCCACCTTTTTTTCATTATAATAACGAATTCCAAGCTCAATAGGTTGAATCATATCCAACCAATATTGTTCTCTGGCAAGTAATTCTTTAGAAGTTATTTTTTCGTGAGATTCCAAAATTCTTCGTTTAAAGGAATCTGGTCTACTTTTGAAGGCGGATTGAAAACGGCGATTACTTCCAATATAACCATCCGTTGGAAGACCTAGATGGCTTCCAAGGTAATATTTTTTTCTAATTATATCGTACCATAGGTACACGAACCCAAATTTCATATCTCCGCCTCTACAGCAGTTAATCTATTTGCTATTTATAATTTCTTGCAACGGAATAACATTATCCGTACAAAGACCAAAGAAACCTTTTTTGATAGATTCTTCAAGTGACCACTTCAGTTCAGGCATTACACCAATGGTCATAGGGCCAGCTGGTAGTTGGCCTGGATATGCCCAAGTGTAACCAAAACTGGTCATCGTGTAATCATCTTCTTGATGCCAAAAACAATTGAATCTTTTTAATTTCAAAATCTCATGTAATGATTCACGCTCTTTACAATGCAACCAAAGCCAATCTTTGTTTTCTAATAGATATTGTACTGTAACTGGATATTGTGGTTCATCATGGCCAAAATAAAATTGATCATTACTCCAGCGTAAATCGACTTCAACTGGTGTATCTTTTGAAATGCAATAATCTACAATTTCAGGTCTGTTTTCATTGAACAGATCTGGTCCATCTAAATTACCTCTGTGTGATATAATCATCATAAGTTTATAATTACTCCCATGTTTTCACCATCTGGATATGGTAATTTTACTTCAATGCTTTTTCCAAATACATTTTTTACATGATCATGCACTTTTTGAGTGCAACTCCATGGATAAATGTCATGAAAAACAAATACAAATTTTTCTGCAAGATGCGGTTTAATTGCATCAACATCTTTAATCATTTGGCCTTCAAAATGCCCAGCATCTAAGAATACAAAATCAAGTTTATCTGTGAAATGTTTTGTTATTGTAGAACCAACATCATCTGGTGACCAACCAATTTCTGGAAACATTGTACCTTGCAATTCAAATTTTTCTACAAGATATTTTACACTTTTGTAACCGTCTGATTGTTCATACACTTGTCTTTCAAATGTTTCATATGTGCCAGCATTGTCATACTTTTCTTCTACATATGCATCCATTGTTACAAACTTACCACCTGTTTTTTTAAATGCAGTACCGATGGCAGAACCTGAAATGCCAAATGCGGTTGCTAGTTCAAACCCTCTTTGTAAATTATTTTCTAAAACAATGTTATGCAAAAAGTCCCACTCTTTCTGCATAATACTATAAGGTACAGAATGACCTTTCATCTTAATGTGGCCACGGCCACTTCTTTCGTAACCTACAGGACCATCATTAAAATTTAAAATTTCTTCAAGCATTCTCTTTATCCATTTCTACATACGCACCTTTTGGTGTATGCATTAATGTTTTATTGATATTAAATTCTTTCCAGTTTAGACCTAAATTTTTAATGTGTTGTTCTGTTATGACATGGGGACATAATAACTTCGTTTGTGCATAAATTGGTGCAATAAAACAAATAATTTTAGAGAAGAACATCATCTGTGCCAAATTACCAACTTGCATCAAATCACCAGTACCTTGGCCTAAATGATTTCGATGTGCAATAGTGTAGAAAGTATTTGGTTCAAACTCTGGAAGATTCTCATGAAAAATCATATCAGGCCGCATACGAATAACTAAATCATAATTGTTTTGTAATTGAGCCACATGTTTTTCCATCAATGCAACACCTTGATGAATTTTATAATACATCGATAGAATATTTTTTGGTCGATGTGCAAAGTTTTCAAAGTATGTACCACAATGTTCAAAGTGTTTATTGAAATCTTTCCAATATTCTTTTACATAATAAAGTGGTTTGTATGTATCAATTACTTCCTGATCTACAATTTCAGGTGCACCTTCGTAGATGCCTGTTTCATTTTGTTTGTCACCAGGAATCCAATATGCTTCATCATCCCAAGTGTGAATAAAAATATCGGGTGTGTAACGATCAATAATTCGTTCTTTAAAATTAGGAAACACCTGCTTCCAACAACGCAGGTGTCCTGTCAAAATAACAGCAGTTTTCATTTGTGATTTTCCAAGAAATAATTTAAATCTTCAGGTGTACCAATACCCCACATCTTTTCGATTTGTTTGACACGAATTTTTTTACCATCTTCAATCGCCTCATTGAATACAGGACAAACATAGAATTCATTGTTTGTGCGAATATTTTTTGCAATCATTTGTTCTGCATACTTAACATAATCAGAACCTTTTTTCCAAAAGTAAATGCCTACAGTTGCGTTATCAGAAATAGGTTTCTTTTCTGCAACTTCTGATACAAAACCATCTTCATTTAATTTAGCATACGACCATTTTGGATGCGTGGCTTTAAATGTCAGAATACCACCATCAATCGCATCAGCATTGAAAGCGTACATACACTCATTTGAATTCCATTCAACATACTGATCAGAGTTTGCCATTACAAGTGGTGCATCATTATCAATAAATTCTTTTGCAAGTAAAGTTGTGCAGGCGGCACCTTCTGTCATGCCATCGACCTGTACAATTTTACAATTAGGTGTAATTAAATTCAGTAGATACTTTAAATTATATTTTTCATAATGTTCTTTTTGCACGATGAAAATATAATTGGCTTCTATATTTAAATTTTCTACTACAACTTGAATCATTGGTTTACCATGAACTTCAATCAATGGTTTTGGAAATGTATAACCTGCTTGTGCAAATCTAGAACCTGCACCGGCCATAGGAATTAACACATTTAGTTTTTTATCACGCCATGGTATTGCAGAGTCACGGTGGGATTTTTCATATTCTTCAATTTTTTCCATAAATCGTAATCCATTTAAGTCATTCGCATTTTCTACAGGATAAAGTATTGCACCAGAATCAATGGCACCTTGACGGCCAATGTGACTATCTTCAATGATAATAGTATCTTTTGGTAAAGCACCAAGTGCTATCATACATTTCCAATACATTTCTGGAAATGGTTTTGTTCTTTTCACATCTTCATTACTTACAATGTAATCAACATGGCCTAAAATTCCAATTGCGTCAAGAGCAATGCGAATTGTTTCTCGAATGGAATTACTGGCAACTGCAACTTTCCAACCTTTTAATTTACATTGTGTAATAATATAGCGAGCAGTATGATTTATTTTTAAGTCACTTAATAACTTAAATGTTGCATTTTGTTTATCTTGCCAAACTTGATTGAAATACTTTCTATCTAAACCTTTTTGTTCAGATAAGAGTTCAAGTTTTCTTGTGGTGTTGAGACCATCATATGTGCTTAAATGTTCTTCACGACTAATCACATATTCTTCACCAACTTTTCGTAAAGCCTCATTTAAAGCATCGTAGTGAAGTTCTCTTGAATCAATTAAAACACCGTCAAGATCAAAGATAACCAATTTAGCGGGCATCACGGTGTACCTTATTATGTTTCACAATTGATTTGCCATTACATTTCCATTTAGCACTTGTACGCATACGCAAAGACCATTCAACATCTTCTGCGGTACCCCATGTCATTTCTTCGTTCATTGGAAATTTTTTGTAAAAATCCTTCTTAACAATCATATAACCACCAGACTGGTACATACAGCGGGTGTGTGACCAATCATCATAAGACATTGCTGTATATCTTGGAAAAATTGGAGAATCCCATGTGACCCAATCGGTGAAGTGGCGATTGCCGTTAATCAACAGTTGTGCGTTACTGCAAACATCCCAATCATCACCAAATTCTACAAAGTTTTTATACCAATCAGAATCAAATGTATAGTAATCATGCATCACGACTACATTATCATACTTAGCAGAATCAACTAACATATTTTTCTTGCGTGTAATCCAACCTTCTTTTTGTGTTTCATCAAATTCTATGGTGTTTTTAAACTGGTCATTCTTTGGGCCAATTAAAAGAATTTCATGATCAAGAATATTCAATGCTTTGATTGAATCAATTACACCTTGAATTTGTTCGGTGTTCTCATATAATGTTAAAATACCAAAACTAAATTTCATGTTAACCTCATTATGTCATCAACTGTATGTCTAATCAAATGATTATGTATAACATATTCATATGCATTTTCTGAACGAATTGTGTTACGTAAAGTTTTATATTTTCTCATATACTTCAATAATTCTTCATCTCTATCGTATGTAAAACCAAAATCGCTCATTAGGCGGCCGCCAGCGATATTGCGTGATGCCCATGGCGTATGATTTAACATAGATTCTAAAAGAACCAATCCAAATCCTTCACGGTGAGAGTGCATAATGTAAAGATCCGATTCACGAATTGCAGACATAACATCGTTGCGATCATCAATCATTAATGGTCTGACATATTCTGATTCTCTAGGCATTAGACCATAACGATTATCATAACCAGTTAAAACTAAAGTAATATCCCATCGACCAACTTGATTAAAAGTATCAACCAATTCATGCATCGCCTTGTTTGGCCAATAACCACCACAAGATAGAAACATCAATTCTGTTTTGATGCCATATTTTTCTCTAAAGCCTGGCATGCCAGTAGAAGATCTTTCATCGATGCCATGACTGATTCTTTTTGCTTTCTTTTCAAGACCTTTTTTCTTAATCCAGTCCCAATCTTCTGGCGCTGAGCAACCGATGTATTGTACATGTTCACAAGCGTGTTTATATGTTTCACTTTCAGAAGGAATGATTAACATGAACAACATTGGAGAAATCTCAGCAATAGCATGAGAACGATTCAAAACAAAATCTTGAACACCAACATCACCACCATGTACCACAATTAGATCCCATTTTTGGCCAAGTATCTCTGCATTACTTGTAACCTTTACACCGTTTCTATCACCTTTGTGTTCACCCGTCAACACAACGGCTTCATGGCCACGGCGTACAACTTCTTCTGCCATATCTCGAACATAGTTTTCAGATCCACCAGGAAAAGGAGGATAACGATGCACAACAAACAGTATTTTTTTCATCCGTATTTTTTCTCCAAAACTTTTGCAATCGCTGGCACTCTATCGTATTGGTGAACGATACAAAATTCTGTTCCTTTATTTGTTTTGACAACATCATTTTCAAACTTAGGACTTGGTTCTAATAGATATGGTTTAAACTTCTGTATCTTTGTTGGATCACCTGTAGTTCCTAATTGACATGCCCATCCATTTTCAGATTTCATGTATAAAGATCTTTCAGTATACGGATGTTGTGAAATCATAAAGTTGAATGTTGATTGATCACAAATAGGAATAGGACGGCCTGTACATGCTACAAAAATATTTAAACATAAATCTTTCATAGCTTTAGCTCGACCACCTAAAACACCTACATTGTAAATTTCATTATCTTTAAATTTCTCATAGATGAATTGACCATAAGTCTCTTTTAGGTTTTGATCACCCCACGGTTCATTCTTATAACGAATACTTTCAGAAGCAAAAACCAAATCTTTACCAACGTAAATGTTTTCTCGCAACCAACGGCCAGGATCTTGTTGAAACACAACATCTTTTACGTCAGTAGTAATTACATTTCGGTGTTTAGATGGATCGATATAATTGTAGATATGAATAAATCTTTCTACATGCACCATCATATTTGATTCATATACAAGATTACCTTGATTGTCAGTTTTAAATCCGACAATCTTAAATCCAGCTTCTTGTACCTTTTGTGCGGTGTCTCTGTCACAGTTCATCAGAATGAGTACTTTCTCACCCTTAAAACCTGACATGTTGATTGAATTGATCCAATATTTTATCTTAGACCAATCATAATTAGTTGAACAACCAATGATCAAATCATTCTCATCACCCATAACATCTCCAATCTGTATCTATTACTTAGTCTTTTTATACCTCTTAATGACGGCAGAAGTTTGACCTGGAGTATCAGCAATATACTTTCTTACCAGTTTTTCTGTGCCATCTTCACCTGCACCATATTCTTCACTCACACTTTTATGTAGTTTGGTGCCTGTTACGTTTTGAATTAATTTCCATGCATCATGTTTTTTCTTATTGTCTAAATGGTATCTTAACTGTTTTTTCTGATCAGATGTGGCAATATTGTGAAACTTAACAAGTTCCATCACACCAATATTACCTGCATATGAGGCTTCTTCTATTTTCTTTTTAGTCATTTCGTGTAAGTTGTAGTATCTTTTGAATTTGAGATTCAACTGTAGATTTTCTGTTTGGCCAGTAAATGTATTCTTTATCGGCAGTTTTAAGTAACTTAGTAAAAAACGGTAATACAAGTTTCTCAACTTGTGTTAATCGTGCTTTGTATTCTTCGGCTGTGTCAGCAGTTTCAGATATTACTTTATTGTATTCTTCTTCTGATACGGCAGAAAAACCAAAATCATCATCACCGTATTCTGCTAAAATTTTATTCAGATCGTAAGCCATTATTTGTCCCAATTTTTCGTAGCATTAAAATTCGCCTGACTGAATTCTAATCTATCAATTAACTTTACTGCATTACCTTTTAATCTATCTACTGCTACAAACCCTTCAGGATTTGTAACTTTAAATCCTTTGTCTGTTCGTAAAAATGTACCTGTAACTTGCCGTATTTCTTGTAACTTTTTCACAATCATATTTTTAGCAAAAACTAAAATGTTTTGCAGGTCAAATATAGATTTTAATTGTCCAGCATTGTTACGAAAAAAACGCATGACTTCTGTTTTTTCTTTAATGCGTTTCTTTTTAGTATCTTCTTTTTTTGCTTCTTGTATTTCTTTATTTAACTTAGCTTCGATCCATGAAATCAACTCTATCGTATGCCTTCTGGTGTCAGTTATTCTTTCACCTTGACGAACTTTTGCATTGTTGAATGTCTTAATATAGGTTTTATACACATCACTCGTAGCAATCTTATTTAACACCAAAGAATTGATCGATTGAAATGTTTTACCTGCGGTAGACAAAACACCTGTAATTTGTTTTGTTTCTTCTTCTGTAAACGATGCAGAACCAGAAGCATCAGTAAACGATGCATCACGAAACCAAACATCTTTTGTATTTCGTAAATAACCAATGTCGATATTAAAAGATGCTTTCATATCGGCCATAGTTTTGCCACTATATGATGTATGAAACACGACACCAACTTGAGCATCTAACATTTTTTTGGCCAATGCACTACTAGTAGGCACAGCATATACGATTGTGTTTGGTTGAAATGTGATATATGATTGGCCTTCAATCGATTGTCTTGTAATATCACCTTTCACAAACATCATGTCACCTTGCAAAATACCTTTAATGCCAAGTTTTGGCAGGTGTTTCAATGCAGCTTTTAGTTTTACATTCAAGCCTTCACCAGGGTGGTTTGCATCAATATCTTCTTCTGTATAGTTTAATTTGGCGGCCTTGTTGAATACTGATTTAGTACCAACGAAGAATTTGCCATTTTCTGGATTAGTACCTGCAAATATGGCAGGTGCGCCATCCCATTTGGTCGTTACATTTATTTTTGTTTGAGAATTGCCAGCCAACATATTGCGTAATGATTGCAAAAAGTTAATTGCGTCACGAGCACCAGAAACACCACGATTTAACACTTCATCCTCGATATGCTCAGCTATTCAAGGTGAACATTCTTGCCAGATTTTTCTTCAGCAAGAAGTACACCTTGATTTTTCTCCATTAAAAAGTCGTTAAAATTAAACATATGTTATTCTTAAATTATATTTTTTTGAATATCTTCCATCTTTTGCGATACTCTTTAATGTTGAGTAAGGAATATTTTTAATACTATTAGCAAAAGTTTTTAGACAATTAAATTGATTTACCAAATTATCCATTTCAACTAGAACTTTTTTGGCTCTAGGATTTTTTTCTCCCTTATGGTTAGGTTTATTCCAATTTCTATTCACACTTTTTGAACCTATGATTCTTTTAGTTTCTTCTGAGTGTTTTTTACCATACATTGGATTATTTTTACCATAAACATCTCTTTTAATCCATTGCCTACAAATTTTTCGTTCTTCTTTGGTAAATTTATTCCAATACTCTTTTAAATAGTCGCTGTTACCACCAAAACCACCAGATGTTAAATTATAAAAAGTATTATCTTCAACAGCATTATATTTTTTTATCCAATATTCTTCTGATTTACTCAATTCCTCAAAATTTTGACATTCTTGCAATATAACTCTTTCAAAATTTTCTTTTCCATATTTTTTTATGGCAGATTTTAATAATTTTCCAGAACCCAAATAATTTTTTTCATGTGTGTTTTTACACATTCCGATGTATTTTTTACCATTAATTTTATTGGTGGTCAAATAGACGAATCCGTACATAAAATTCCCTTCTCATCTATTTATAAAAAAATCATCTTCTACGTGTTCATTAACTGTACTTTATAAAAATACTACTGTTCTTAGTTGCTGATGAAGCATATTCAAAAATATATTTGCAGAAATCATCTTGTTTTCCTGCTTGTATTACATTATAGACTAAACTGATACCAATGTATTTGGACA